CGATGCCCACGACGAGCAGCAGCTGGATAGCATCGGCGATGGGCTTGGGATGTCCGGCGACTATCTGCTCGGCGGTGTGGCCCGTCACCTTGCGTAAGCGGCGCAGCATGGTTTTCGTGTCGCACTCACCATGACGGCGGGAGTGCTGGGGATGCTGGCGGTAGTCGTCGATATAGAACAGGCTTTTCTTCAAGTCCTCTATCTCTTTTTCCTCCTGCGTCATGCCCTGCTCGGGCTTGTGGCCGGCTCGCATGAGGTACTTCTGGGCATTGGCAATGTCGCAGGTGTAGTGGCGGATGATGTCGATACACTCGATGCCGTTTGTGCCCTGATAATAAGATGGGTGTTCAACTCTGTTGCTCATTGCTTCTTTGTTATTTGGTCCTTGTACTCGTCCTCGATGTAGGCTTTCAGGCCGTAGAACACCCTGCGTTGCTCCAGCCCGGCACCCGTAATCATCGTGTGGAGATGCGCGACGTCTTCGCCCGTCAGCATCAGTTGCAGTTCGCCTTGTAGCGTTTTTCCGTAGTGAATCATAATTTTACTTTGTTTTTATGTTATTAGATTATTTGCGCATTGACTTTCCTTTGAACGTGACCGACTTCACCACGGCCTTCAGGCGGTCGTAGGTGCGCAGCCCGTAGCGGTCTTCGATGGAAGGTATGATGTTGCCTGCGCGGTCGGTGCCGTGGTTGGTGCGTAGATTGGTAGAGAGGATGAGCAGCGTGCCTTGCTTCTCGCTGGCATCTACCAGCTCGGAGAAGGCGATGCGTCGCACACCGTAGCTGATGGTTTCCAGCGGCTCTGTGCCCACATCGTCGATGCCGAGCAGTTCTATTCGCAGCAGCTCGTCGATTTTCTGGTTCATGTCAAGGGCCGAGTATGTCTTCACGATTTTTCTGACGTTTTGTTGAAGCAGCACAGGGATGATGTTCTGGCAGATGAGAGTCTTTCCCAGTCCGTTGTCGCCCACGCAGAGCAGTCCCCTACCCTTGTTGTCACTGAGCCATGCCGCCACCTCGTCATAGCACGGCAGCCACTTGGCATCAGCACCCAGATAGTAGCGCAGTCCGGCGGCCAGCTGCTCGCGGGCCTGCGGTATCTGTATATGCAGCCGCTGCGGGTAGGGGTCGAAGCCGATGCCGTGCAGACTGGCTACGCCTTTGCTGAATATTTCATCAAATGTCTTTGCCATATTATATATCCTTTTATTATCCGAAGCCCTCCATATCGTCGAAGCCGCCATTGTGCTGGTGCTGCACGGTGTCGTTATGCGTGCCGCCATGTGAGTGGCTACGTCCGCTGAACTCGCCCGTCTGCTCTCGCTGCTGCCATGTGACGCAGCACGCCTTCCAGTTCTTGATAGGCTTACCCTTGCCTTGCACCCAACCATTAGCTTCGTAGTGGGCAAAGAAGGTGACAGGCGAGAAGGTATAGCCCTTCTCCTGACAGTATGCCGTCACCTCTTCCTGCGTGGGAGGGGTAAACTTCGCAGGTTTCTTCGCCGCCGTTTTTTCGCTCTCGCGCGTACTATCTCTCTTACTATTATTATTTATATTATTATCTCCAACTCTAACTCTCTTTGAGAGACGCGCGCGCGCACGAGAAAAAGTGTCGTTTTCAGGTACATTTTTTGTACCTTTTAATGTACCCGATATTGCACCTTTATTTTTACTCGTCTGAGCACCGCTATTGACTACTGTCATCGACCCGCTTGCGGGGTCGTCGAGGATGGTGTCTTTCGGGTCGCCGTCGCGGTCAATATCGGGCAGCGCGAAACCGTTGTCCTGATACATGCGTGGCTGCACCAGCATATCACCTTCAACCACTATAATACCTTTATTATATAGTTCCTGCAACGACTCCAACACCTGCCGCTTTTCCCATGGCAAATCATTCTCGGCAAGGAACCGCGCAAAATACTGCAAACGCTCGTATTTATCGGCAGTTGCGAGGCATTTCTGTGTGGCACTGCGAGCCCATGTAGGGTGCCTGTCCCAGTCGCGCAGACGGTAGCTTCCGGGCTGCGGCGGCTCGCTCATCCGGCACAACAAAAAGAGGTACACGCCGGCTGCCTCGCGGCTCAGACTTCGGCAGCGTGGCGATGACATAATGTCACGTGGGTAGAGGTAGAATCCAGGGTTGCGTTTACGTCCCATATAGTTGTTGTTTTTATCGTTTCGCCGGGCATCGTTTCGGGTGCATCAGGCGTGTCGTTTCGTGTCAATTTTGTGCATTTTGCCGTGCATTTTGTCGTGCAAAAACGGGGTTACTTTTTGCGTTTTATTGCTCAAAACTTGCATCGTTTTTGCACTGGGTTTTAGTGTAAAACTGCGTGCATTTTTCGTGCTAAATTGAAGCAAAAGTGATGTAAAACTACGTCGGTTTATGCACGGTGGACTGCACAGCGCGTCGTTTTCCCTCGCGTTCCACCTTGCGGCGATACACTGCTGCACGCTCTTTCACGTGGTCAAACAGGCGGTCGCTTTCGTCCATCCACAGCTGCTGCTGGTAGTCTGGCATCGTCTTCACCTCGTTGCCCACGAGTGTGGACATTTCCTTGCGAGTTTTGATAAGTTCGGGAAAGTTCTTCATCAGTATGCCCAGCTTGTTGCGGTGCAGCAGGTCGTTGATGTCGGTAAAAGTATAGTCCACAAGGTCGAGCAGGAACGAGAGACATGACATCAAGTCCTGGTACTTCAGGTATTCGTCGTGGTCTATCTGCTCCAGCATCTGCGACACCGCCTTCACGCTCTTGCGCCGCTCGTCTTCGTAAGCCACGATGCGGTCGATTTCCGCCTTTTCCATCTGCCGCATCTGTGCGTTGATGTTGATTCTTTGTACCATCTGGCCGCGCTTGTTGGCCGTGTTCCACTGCTCTATCAGCTTGCAATAGTGCTTGTTCTGTCGCAATGTGTCAGCGGCCTGCTTGATGATGTCCACCGATGCGTAGCCGTAGTCTTCTGGCTTGATAGTATTCATATCTGTGAGAGGTTTCAATTCGTCAGGGATGTTCGTTTCAGTTACTAAGTTACATTTTCACTTTTTCTCGGATGGGACAATTTTGTTGTCGCGTGTAATTCACCACGTGCTTGACGGCCCTTAGCACCGTCTCCAGGTCTTCGGTCGAAACGAGGCCGCGCCGTTGCAACTCGCGCATCACTTCCCACTGAACTTCGATGATTCGCTGTCGGCTGCTGATGGCCGTCATGGCATCGTCGTTTATCCGGCGTATCGTGCTGCGCATCTTGCGCACGGTGCGCTCTGCCGACTTCCGGCGACGGTTGGCCTTGCGTAGCAGGTCGGCAAGTTCTTCCTTACTTATCCCCGACAATGCGTCTTGGCTATGCTCGTCCTTAGTGTTCCCGATGTTCCCGTCCAACAGCCTGGCAAATCCGTCAAAGCGGTGCGGATTGCCGCTCAGTTCGGCATCGAGGCATTGCATATCAAAGTCCAGAAGATTCTTCGCGGCATCGTCAAGGCCCTTGTTAATGATGTCAACCGACTCTAAGTCCGTCATTTCGTCGCGGCGCGCCACCAGCCCCTCGGCATCGGGAAAATCATAGTTCTTTGTTGTCATTGTCGTCTATCAGTTGATAAGTTTAATTCCGTATTTCTCCATGAACAGCTTACGCGCCCATTCAGGAGCCTTGTTCTGGAATACCGCACCGCTCTCGTTGGGGTCGTTGTCGTGCTCGTCGCGGTATTGCTCCAGTTCGCTGACATACTGCTTGATGAGCATCACCAAGTCAGCGTCGGGCGATTCGCCGCCTTCCACATGATACATCTTTTCGATGTGGTGGATGTCCTGAAGATACTTGCTGTTATAGACAAGTGCCTCGTTGTTGCCGTGAACGTAGGTAACGGCAAGGATGCGGGCTGCTGTGTCGCGCCCGATGGTCGGTGTGCCGATGGCAGCAAAGGCTCCCAGCCAGTCACGATATAGTTCTGATGCCTGTTCCATATCAATATTTCTTTTTCCTCACTTTCTTCTGTCCGTGCTGTCGATACAATTTATTATATTCCGCATCACAGCTGAACGTGTCATATATTTGGTCGTAGGTGAATTGTGGCAGTCTTTCATGTATTTGTGGAATTGTAAGGTCTTGCTTAATCAGTTGCAATACTTCTTCTCGCGGAAGTTCAACAACACAAAGTGTCCCGTTGAGGGCTTCTTGTTCTCGTTTCCATTTATTCCTTGCCGCGCTTTCCCTTTTTCTAAACTCTTCATAGCCGTTATCATCGCACTTCACACGCCAACGCATCAGCGAACGGTAGAGAGTATTTCTATCAACTCCTATCTTCTTTGCTATCATGCGCATTGGCGCACCCCATTCCATTGCCTTCAGAATATCATCCTTGTATGGTTCGCATTTGAATTTATCGTCGCTTTTTTGCACAAGAGGACTACGCCCAAGCAAAACGCCCATCTTCCTCCTTAACATCAAGCCTTCACGTGTACGCTGCCGTATCATCTGACGCTCGATTTCAGCAGCCAGTCCGAAGGCGAAAGCCAGCACCTTCGACTGAATGTTGTCGTCGAGGGCGAAGTTGTCCTTCACGGTGTAAATCTTGCACCCCGTCTTCATACAGAAGTGCAGAATATCCATCACCATGTAGAGGTCACGTCCCAGTCGGCTAATCTCAGCCGCTATCACGATGTCGCCTTTCTGCAACTTCTTCAGCAGCGGGCCGAGGTTACGCTTGTCGGGGTCTTTGCCACCGCTCACGCCCTCGTCGGTGATGTATTCGTCAATCTTCCATTCGCGGGCTTCGGCAAACTTCGCCACGCCCTGTTTCTGTGAGTTCACGTCCTGCTCGTCGGACGATACCCGTAAATAACCGTAAATCATATTGCTACTGCTTTAACTTGTTCCATACTTCTATCTCGTGTTTGAAATATCTCTTGTAGAACTGCATCGAGTGGCAGATGCTCCAGCGCTGGCGGATTTCTATCTTTTGTCTGTCCGTTCATTGTCGTTACTGTTTTAATTCCATTGTCTTAATGTCGTCAGCCGGCTGGCGAGGGGCCTGAAATCTTAGTCCACTTTCTTCCGGCTCTTAGTCCACTTTCTTATGTGAGAAAGTTAACCCCGTGCTTTCGGGCTCTTTCAGCCGCTGCCGAGGAGCGTGGGCTGGCTGCGCTCGTTGTCGATGCGCCGCTGTGCTATGCCGAAATACTCTTTGTTCAGCTCGAAGCCGATGTAATGCCTGCGTAATGGCAAACAACCTAATACCGTTGAACCGGCACCGACAAAAGGGTCAAGCACTACATCGCCCTCATTACTGCTGGCACTGACCAGACGGCGAATGAGTTTCAGCGGCTTTTGTGTGGGGTGGTAACGACGTTCCGAATAGAAGTCAATGTCTGTCCATACGTCGGTAAAGCCCATTTGCGGATTGAATGTCTGAGCAAGTTTGGAATAGGGTATGTCAAATTCCAATACGCGTGATAGCCTGTTCCACGATTCTTCTGTTGGGAACTGCTCGCAGACATTCTTGCCAGTATATATGCTCCACATTCCACCGCCGTTAGACTTCACGCCTAAACGCTCGTTGATTTCCTTTGCCGAAAGCCCCAGGGTCTGCTGGCGGCTTTTCAGGAATGGCTTGATGAACTTCTTGTTGTCCTTGATAATGAAGAGAATACTCTCCGTAACGTTAGGAAACATCTTGTAGTTCTTCGTAGCCCTGCCGCTAACGGCCTTCATGCCTTTGTCGATGATTATCTGCTGGCGCAGCTCCAATCCCATAGACTCCAGATGTGGAATGAGGTAGGCCAGCGTGCGGAAGTAACCGAAACAATAGAATGTACCACCCAGCCGAAGCACACGTGCGACCTCGGTCATCCACTCCAACGTCCACTGAATGTAGTCATTCTCAGTACGCCACAGGTAGTCCCACTTCTCGCCCACAACCTTCCAATAAGGCGGATCGGCAATAATCAAATCCACGGTGCCGTCGTCTACCCGCTTCATGCCTTCGAGGCAGTCTTGGTTATATATGTGGTCTATCTCAATCATAGTCATTCAATCCTTAATAGTTCTTATTCTCCCATACATACGTCTTCATACGCTCTCCTCCTTATTGCTAATCAATTCCCGCATCCGCTCTTTCAGTCGGAGGTACTTTTCTTTCCAGTAGTCGGGGCCTTTGTCGGGCTCGAAAGGCATGGGCACGAGGCGTATTTCCTGCTCGTAACTGAAGGTGCCATAGTTAGGGTGTCTGATTTGCGGCTCCGACATCTGGGGCATATACTGCAGGCAAATGTCGTAGATGCTCACGTCCTTCCGCTCGGCCAGGTCGTACACCTGCTTGTTCAGGTGGCTGCGCTGCTGGCGCATTACCTCGCTGATAAGCTGGTCGGTGTGGTCAGTCATCTGCTGCATTTCTGCCGCTTGCAGCAGAGTTTCGTCCACCTTGGCGCGGCGGGCCTCCATGCGCTTCATATTCTCAAATGAGATTACTCCAATGTTGTTGTCGTAGCTCATGCTTTTATTCCTCCAATTTTTTGATTTTGTCAATGGCACTTGCCACCTCCAGCCAACTGCGGTTGTACGCCTGTTGCTTGTATCTGATGGCCTCGCGCTCCATCTCAAACTTATGTTCATTCATGTATGCCATCTGTCGATAGCACTCATTCTCGTAGTCCTGCAACGTCTTGACAAGGTTGTTCAGGATAGTTTCTTCATTCTTGGTCATCGCTCAGTCCTCCCATAGTTTTGTCCCGTCGAGCGTGGTGCGTCGGCCCAGTACTTCGACGAGGTATTTCTT